TTCGTCACTGATCTCTTCCAGCTTTTTGATCAGTTTAGGATCAACCGCGTTGCCTTTCACCTGATCAATAGCCAAAATCGCACCAGTGCTGGCAAGACTCATGTAAGTCAGCCACTGACGCCGCTGAGTGCGGAACTCCTCGCGTAGAGCCTCGTTGTCAGTGCGGACCATTGTATAGTGCGCAATCGTTGCCAAATATGCGCAACTCCGAGCAAGGTTCGCATACTTACCGACCTGGTCATACCGCTTGGCAGCCCACAGGCTGTCATACATCGACATAACCAGCTTGCCCTCAGTTTCCGGAGCGACCTTCTTGCCCTTCGCACCGTGAGCGAACACGATGACCGGAGGCTTGAAGTTCGCCCTCATCCGCTCGATCAGCTTGATAACCAGCTGGTCATAGAGGATGAACATCTCATCGCCATCTACATCACCATCCTGCATGATCAGGATGTCGTCATAGATCGACAGAATGCAAACGTTGCCGCAAGATGCATATACATCAGCGTAAGGCTTGCAGATCAGCGTTTTAGCCGTCAGAGCGTTCGCCGGGAACCGGACAGCTCCAACTACCCGATCTTCAGGTACGGCATTGATACTCGCCTCGCCGTCCTTCAGAAGTCCAATAGTCGGATCATCAGGATTCATGCCGAGCAGCCAGCATTCCAAAGCGGCAACCGGATCCTGCATGATGTACGGATACTGACCCTTCGTCAGCAGGTAGTCGCCCTGTCCTTCCAGCTTGATGGCTTCCCAACGCTTCTGCCAGATTCCCTGAACGTTCTGGTTCAGGCACAGAGTCGGCAGAGCACCGAAGAGCTTCGCATACGCATTCCGCTCTTCTTCAGGCTTGTTGAGCTGAGCCATGGAAGTCCACATCTCATCGATGTGCTTCATCTGCTGGAGCTTCTTGACCGTGTTCGCAGTTAGTGTTTCCACTTCGTGACGAGCAATATCAATAAACTGCTGCTCCAGACTGCGGCTCAGTCTCCGCTTCTTGTCCTCTCCTTCCACTTCGTCAGCTTCACGGAGAACGTACACCTGATTGATACCTGGATACTCAATTGCCAGCTCATCCATGGCTTTTGCATACTCATCGAAGTTCGCATACCCAAGCTTATCGAACTTCCAGCAGCCTTCGCCGAAGATGAACTTCTTGCCTTCAAGACTCCGTCCGTCCGGCAGAGTTGTAATGGTCTCCAGAGCATGCTTGCGCAGAATGAAGTCGATGACAGACTTCACATACACACCCATGCCCTTCAGACCAAACCCGGTCGTCTGATTGGCGTCATTCTCCATCTGCACCAGATAGAAGATTGCGCCGTCGCACAGGATGACCGGATTGTCCATCTTGCCACGCTGGCACACCTTCTCACCACCAACCAGCATGGCGTTGTCATGGTGATATGTCTTTTCCACATCCGGCACCGAAATGCCGTCATGCAGATAGACGGGTTCTCCATCAATCGTCCGAAGTTCCTTGATGATCGGACGAGCCATGTTGGCCCGCATCTTCCACCAGGCAGCGCCGTCCACTGCCAGCTTCAATGCTTCGTCTTTGGTCCGGCCACCGTAGATGACACGCTCATGCTTCTTCATGAGCTTCTCGTCGGCCATGACCAGCTTTTCGCTCTTCTGGTGGGAAGCGCTTGCTACCAAACCCTTGTACAGGATATGGTTGCCGTCCTCCATCAGGACCATCACGCCTCTCATGCCGAGATGACGATACAGGTTTTTCTGGAGGTCATCACGCCGTTTGAGTCCATCCTCTTTGCGGCTGGAGAAGACACGCCACTCGATCTGGTTCATTACTTCCTGAACCATGTGATGGACCACGATCCATGTGTTCGTCGGACGCTTGTCTTCGAGATCGATGCCGAAAGCATCGCTCAGCACGGACTCTCCCAGTCGAATCGTCCGGCCCTCCTTCTGAGAGACAGTGATCGGCTGAGAAGCAGTCTCCTTCAGCAGGTTTACGAATTCTGCTGCTGCTTTGCGAGAAGCCGTCAGTTCTTCCGCCAGTTCGAGCTTGTCCTTTCGCTTGTCGTACTTGTAGGCCGCCATCTTCTCGATCAGCGGCATGTACTGCCGAAGAATGACGTCATACTCGAAGCTGAACAGCTGAAAGCTCTTCCGCTTCGCCTTGGAGTCGGCCAGCGGAGCAAGTCGGATGTTGATGTCCAACTGCTTCATCTTCTTAACCTTTTCCGTCTTCCGACGGCGGTCCTCCCAAAGCTTTGCGGATTTCACTGCGAACGCGTTACCGCCCTTGGCGATTGCCCGAAGCTGAGCCTTGACCAGCTTCCGCTCAGCCTCCAGTTCGATCCGCATGTCCTTAGTGAGCTTCGCAGCTTCCACAGCCTTCTCAGCTTCTACAGCGGCAGCGCGGAATTTGCTGGACTTCTTGGGCTGCTTGAGAGCTGCCTCGATCTCAGACACGGTCTTGACGGCTATGTCCTTTGCATCCGAGGTCGCGTCCTCATCGTCCCAGACATTGTCGAGCAACGTGTTGAGCTGTCCGAGACGGATGCTCAGAAACTTGGCATCGGAAGCAGTGGCAGTTTCGGGAATCATGTTGAAGTTAGTCATTTTTGTTTCCTCCTATTCGGTTGTTTAGTGATGAGTTACTAACGGTGCTTGGGACACCGGGCGATGCTTACTGATGCGTCCAATCGCCTATCCCGCAGGTCAACAGACCACTCTTTCGAGTCCGTAAAAATAAAAAAGAGACTCCGAAGAGTCTCTTTTGACAATTATTCCCATTTGAAGCATAGGTTACAATGCGTCTCATCGAATGAATTAATGATTTGTTTTAAAACTTCTTCTGACAATTCGACATATTCTTCTGCTTTTCTTTCTTCACAAGTGATGATCCCATTGCCTCGATAGGTCGACGATCTCACAGAAAGATGCTTTAATGCTTCTTGCTTTGTTTTATATGTGGCGATAACTCGACGTCCAGCCCACCAAGTAAGCAGAAGTTCGTAATATGTTTTATGTCTTCTGACTTTTAAGATCTTGCTTTTAGCATTGGTAATTGATGTTAAATCGCAGTTTTGCTTTTTCACAACTTTGTTTATATTATTGCAGACATACCATGGAACATGTGCAACCGTAAGGTTGTTTAGTAAGATATCGTTAAAACTTTCCATTTCAATTTTGATTTTCTCTCCGGCAAGAACATACAAATAATACATTTGTGACACCTTCCTTTCTTTTCGAATCGTTTAAATGCCAAAGCTCCGTCTTTGACGTGCGGCGGACGATTCGCTTTCGTAAAATAAAAAAAGAAGCTGCATGTAAGCAGCTTCTTGGAAATCAGCAAGCATCAAATTCTCGAACCCAGCCTGTTATGTCTTCTCCTTTCGCAGTTCCGACATAACGAAATGTCACTTTGCCATGGCCTGCATATTCTTGGAATATATCCAGATCATAATCGGGCGTGTTACTGTACGGGTTCATAAACCCGTGACTTCCATCCTCGAAAATGTAGCAATCGAGGCTAGAGTCAATAAACTCATCGTTTTCAAAATCAACCATTCTTGGAAGATGGTTTTCTCTTCCAAGAACATTAAGTTCAACTCGTACCATTCCGAGCCAATTCTTGGCTTTGTGATAAGCCTTTAAAGCTTCTTTACGGTCAGTTCCCGAATAAGCTAAATCTTCGCTGTATCCTTCCAGAGAGTAGTCTCCGCAGTAAATTTTATACTTGAAGATGTTTTCCATTTTTTGTTCCTCCTTATATTTTGAGTCGGTCAAATCATAAATCCGGAACTCCTCCGGATGTTCACGCTCCCATAGTTCCATAGCGAGCTCGTAATCCGTTGCTGGATCGAGCTCGTTATCAAGTTCCCAACCGCCAGACATAAGTGAAGTAAGATTTGCCATTTTTCATTCCTCCTTTTATTTTGTTGATCATGGTATGGCTTCCACGACCGCATAAAAATAAAAAAGGAGTGGCAAAGCCACTCCTGTTCTCACCGCTTGCGATTCTCGAAGATCGCATTGGTGAGCTCCAGGCAGAAATCGGCAACCTGATACCGATCTGCCTGATCTCCTGTGAAGATAGGGTCGAGACCGTGTGACTGCGCCGTACGGTTCAGGAACCCCATCGACGCAATAGCGTCATTATGGCACCGACGTCGCTGGGCATCGATGTCCATAATAAACTCCTGATACCGCTCCTGGTCCATGCGAAACCGAGCAGTAATCAGTTGGGTTTCCATCATGTCGACCCGCTTGACGTATTCGGTGCAAGTCGACACAGTGTCCTCGATATATTCGAGGACATCCGGGTCCTTCTCCAGCTTCAGCAGCTGAAAGTAAGAACCCGAATTGAGAAATTTCTTTCCATTGATGTGCTTATCCATAGTACCCTCCTTGCCTTTCGGCTTGTTTATTGCGGTTGGCTAGACCGCTATTTGCCGTGAAGATAAAAAAAGGAGTCGGATTACTCCGACTCCCCGTACAGCGACTCTTGCCGTAGATGCAGCTCTACGGCGTAGGCGTCGCATTCTTCAATGCTGGCGAACATGCCAAGATGCTCGCCAGTTTCAAAGAAGTGTTGGATGGCCTCCTCTTCAGAGACTATCTTTCCGTCAATGACCAAAGGGAGGAGTACTTCCAACCCGTCGATCTCGACAGAGAAGCTAATCTCCGTAGAGAAGGAACCATCTTTGTTCCATACCACGATTCGGTTGTCCAGATCGATATTGCCTGGGACAACTGGTTCTGCTAGCGCTCCAGGCAGGAAGATAATTCCTGCGAAGAGTACAACAACTACCAGCAATCCTGCGAAGAACTGCCAGCAGCGACGGCAGAGCCAGACCAGGCCCAGCAGCGCAGACAAGACGATTCCTATCTGCAAGAAACAGAAGATAATTTCGAACACGTTCAACACCTCCTTCTTTTCGTGTTCATGAAAATAAAAAAAGGAGGAGCTTATTGCTCCTCCAGCTGGGCAACCTGGAATGAAAGTTCCAGGAAATCTGCCCACGCTTCAGCCGAGCTCGTTTTCTCGTACTCGGCCAAAGCAGCGGCCTCTTGCTGCTTCAGGATTTCTAACATACACATCCTCCTTTTCAAATTACTCCACGCCTATAGAGTTCTCTCGGCGTATAAAGAAGCCACTGCTCGTAGCCTCTCTTATCGCCTCTCTCAATGCACTTCTGCGCATATGCGCAGGCTCTTTCGAAGAGCACATCTTCGAAAGTACGGAAGTGCTTTCTCCTCCATGCGCGAATGCGCATTTTTATGTTTGTCTTGTTGCCCTTGTAATAGTTTAGAATCTTAGCTTCCATGGATATACCCTCCTTCTGCCCGTAGGACAGTTAATGTGGTCTTTAGCCACCGACACGTAGGTGTCCATGAAAAATAAAAAAAGGAGCGGTTCAACCGCTCCTGCTGGATTTACAAGGGATCAACAGCAGGAACAGGAACCGCTCCGGATACTTATAAGAAATCGTGGAAAACCTTTGCCACGATTGTGGCAGAGGCAATCCTCTTTTCCTCTTTAACCCATCGAATCTCTTCTCCGCCAAAGAGGTTCGATGTGTATTTCTTTGTCTTTACCCTATAAAGATTTCCTTTAATTTTTCTCATCATTTTTCTGTAACAGATTTCGGCACTTCTTCTTGTTAAGAAGATTGTCGGACCATAAGCGCCGTCGGGGTCGAAACCTTCGACGACGAAATAGCATTCTGCTTCCTTTTTCACGCCTACAGCTTTCGAGACCTCCGTCTCGTTGTACCGCCTTTTAATTTCGAACACCTTTTGTCTTGCCATTGTTTCGTTTTCAGCAATCACTTCCGGATAGAAGTGGTTCCCCAGGCACTTCTTTCCCGTTGTAGTAAGAACATCCATAATGAACATTTTCATTTCTTTGCCCCTCCTCCGGGCTGTTGTGCTCTTAATTAATACCTAATCAGTTGAGCACTCTGATCAAGTTGTGACACTAATCTGCAGTCAACACGCAGGCGAGCCTATTCTCGCATTGTCTAACCGGATAGGACTTCTCCGGTTTACTTCACGGTTCGATAACCGCATAGCTACAGGACGGCGTAGCACCCGTGAGCTGCTATTAGCTCCGTAAAAATAAAAAAAGGGAGAGCAGGCCGAAGCCCACTCTCCCTAATTGCCCATCTTCTTTTACGACATTACTGAGCTTATCCTCTTCGCTTGAACACTCAGGATCTTCCGATGGTCTTAGGCAACCGACAGGCAGATCGCCATAACCATCTCATTCCTCTGCTTCGGCGAGCTTTTTTCGTCGGATGCGCCAAAGTCAGCGATGTCCAGAGCTTTATGCATCAGTCTGCATCCCTTTCGGTGCTCTGGAAGTGCCCCTAACCCTCAAGCCTATACCTTAACTTCAGCTTTTCATCGGGTTATGGCACAGAGCAGCTTTATTTATTGCTGCCTCGGGTTGCTTTACGGGTTCCCTTGCCCATCCTGCACACGTTTCGAATCTATTTAAGGCGTTCGATTCTACAACGGAGGACTTCACTGTTGCTCGGCTTGCCATCCTTGCTTAGGCTTTTTGACTAATGGTGTCAAATTGCCAAGCTGAACGGCTTATTTGCCGCAACGTGTGCAGTTTTGCCAACCGCGGGGTTGGTCTGGCCTTAGACGTTGCAGACGTCTTAGTCCGACCCAACGGCTTCCCGCGCCCCACTGGCCCCTGTTGAACCAGCTTCGGTCTTCCTGACTGTTACCAGTCGGATCATCCGCAATGACTTGCGCCAATGCGGATCAGCCTGTGAATTTACGCTGGAAAATCCAGCGATGGCCACAAGACCGTAAATATATTCTCCGCTAAACCCTAAACCCTAAACCCTATTCCAATCCAAACCCTATTCCCTATTCTCATTCAAATCATCCCATCAAAATCGCAAATCCAATTCCCATCCAATTTCAACCAAATTCAAAATTCGTTCCTGAATCTTCAAACAATTAATATCCATTCAAAAACAAACCATCATCAATCTTCCTCTATTTCCTTCTTTTTTCATCTCACCCATTCGAAACGACCTATAGTGGAGAGTAAGACTCCAGATGATTACAAAGGAGAGAATAAGGATGATTAATCTTCCGAACAAAGCATTTGACATTGAATACAGCACCGAATGGCGCAAAGAAGTTGAATTCCTGAAAGACCACGGTATTGAGCCTACTTATACCAAGCGTAAGGAGAAATACCCTGTTATGGTCTACAAATACAAGAAGACTCCCGAACTGTTTATCGCCCTGACGCAGTTCTATTTATCCAAACCTGAAAAGAGGGTTAACCATGATGACACAGTCAAAGCCGAGGAAAACGGCTAAGAAACCCGCTGTCACCAAGATGTGCCTGCACTGTAATCAGGTTAGAAATTTATCTGACTTTTATTCCAATAGAGATTGGATTGATCAGGGCGGCAAGGACATCTGGTGTAAGAAGTGTATTTCTCAGATTAAAACCAAAGACGATATGAGAGAATACTTCTGGGAAAATCACCGTAAATGGGATGAAAGAATCTGGAACAACGCTCAGAAGAAAGCAGAGCTTCAGGCGGCTAAGAATGTCGTATATCAGAAATCCCCTGAAGACAGACGGAGCGTTATCTTAGAGGCTTTAACATGCCAGCAGATTCCGTCTATTATGCAGATTCACTATGCGTATGTGGATAATTCTCAGGATATTAATGCAAATGACTATCAGGAAGCCAAGGAAGCCGGGAAGATTGTAGAGATGAAGGTTGACCCAAATGTCAAAACCTATAATGCTTTCTTTAACGGTGACTTCAAACAATCAGAGCTGGAATACCTTGAGAACTTCTATAACGAATTGAGTAATGACTTTGACCTTTCGGATATCTCTTTAAGAGATAATGCCAAGAAACTTGCCAAGGCGGCTCTAACTGTAGACAAGATGCAGAATGACTATCTTGCAGGAAGGTGCCAGATTCAGGATCTTAACAATGCAGTAAGCTCATATAACTTATTGGCAAGTATGGGGAACTTTGCAGCAAGTAAGCGTAAACCCGGTGATAAGACAGGTATGAATTCATGGTCTGAGATTAGCTTCTATTGTGAATCTCACGGCTATCCTATGACACGGAAAATAGAATGGCCTAAGGATGATGTTGATAAAACCATAGATGAGTTCCGGTATATCGTGGAAGCCCTCGACTTGAACGGAGCGTGATTCTATGGTTAGACCGGGTGTAATTACCAATTGGGAAGTTATCGAAGAACAGTTAATGTTCTATCGATCACACTTAGATATTTTCATTGAAGATGCGTTTGCTCCAATTAAACTTACCCGTACGCAGCATGTTATGCTCAGGCAGATCGGAAACTGTGTTGATTCTAAAGATACATGTTCTCGTGGGTATGGTAAAACATGGTTGGCATCTTTAGGCGGCTTTGGTCTGTGCGTACTTTATCCCGGAACGACGGTGTTAATTGTTTCGGCTACGGCTAAACAGGCCACTTTAGCCTTAGGTAAATTAAAACTCTTAGCGGAGCAAAATCCTAACATTGCTAATGAAATCTCGGCATCGAACTCAAAGTCTCTGGTTCAAGTATCAAAAGATAGTTCAAGCTGTACTTTAAAGAACGGCAGCAAACTTATATCAGCATCAATCGATAGTGCCAGGGGTATCCGGGCCAAAATTATAATCGTAGATGAGGCGCTTGATGTAGATCAGGACACGCTTGAAGCCGTTGTATCTCCTATTCGTAATACGACCAGAGAAGTGTGCTTTAACTATGGGTTCCGCGACTTCCCTTCGAAGACTATTACGATTACTTCGGCATGCGAGAAGAGTAATCAGTACTACACAAATTTCATGAAGGATCTTACACGCATGGCAAAAGGAGATACTTCTGTATTCTGTTGCGCGTTAGATTATCGTTCTGCTGCGGCTAACGGAATTACAGATATGGATTTCTTCATGAAAGAAAAAGAACGTATGCCTGAAGCTACGTTCGATATGGAATATGGTTCTAAATTCGTAGGAGCCAATTCCAACTCGGCTTTACCTTTTGACTTAACCACACCTTGTCGGACCCTACAAAATGTTGAAATGTTTCAACCAAAGGGTTCTAAATCCAGATATGTAATTTGTCTAGATATAGCAACTTCTCAAGCGAAAGGTTCGGATAACAGCATCTTAGTTGTGGTTAAGTTTACAGAAGCTTCGGACGGATCGTTTAATCGCAAACTGGTGAACATTCGAAGCTATAACGGAAAACCTCTCGACGTTTTAGCCGAAGAGGTACGAAGATATTACCACATTCGTTTCCCTAATACAGAAAAGATCATTTACGACGCAAGAGGCATCGGCGACAGTTTCTCAAGGTTCTTTGACAGAGAATGGGTTGACCCCATCTCAGGACGGGAATATCCGCCTTTAGTAGTAGACGATGAGCCTCTAACCAATCCAGACGCGGAACAGGTGCTGCATCCGTTCCGTGCTGTGAATACGTTAAACCAGAGAATTTACACGAATCTTCGTGTGGCTCTGGAAAAGAGAATGATCGAATTCCCAATTCAGGAAAGAACCATTAAAGCTAAACAACAAGAAATCGAAGACGAATCCAAGAGAATGTCTCCTGAGGAAATGGCTATCTATCTTGAAACGGACGCTCTGCAGTTTGAGATGGGAAACATTGTCGAAAAGACTGGTTCTTCTGGAAACAAGACCTATGATGTCCCAAGAAGCAACCAGCATAAAGACCGCTACAGCTCGCTGGCTATGGCTAATGACTATATCAGCGAGTTGGAAAAAATAAACGTTAAAGTTCGCAGACACGGCGTACCATGTATTGGTGTAGCCTGCGCATTCTAATAGAAAGGGGCGTGATTGCCGATGGGCTTACTGGATCGATTCAGAACTCGTGAAGATGGGGCAACACAGCCCCGGATCGATATTGCTGTTGGAGCCGGACGAGATGAAGCTACCATGCAATCATTCGATAACTCCAATATTACCTTCAATGGCGAATTGGTAGGTTATGATTATTCGAGTATTCTTCGGAATAAGCAGGACAATATCATAACGCTCTATCAACTTGCCGATTACTATGCCGATGCAGATCCTATTATCAGGGGTATCATTGAGCATGTATATGTTCCATACTCAACCTGTTCTGACTGGTATTTAACTGAATCCAAGGAAAAGACCTATATTCTGTATGAAGCCCAGTATAAAAAGATGAGGCTTCGTGAAAAAATTCAGGGCATTATGAAAGAACTGTGGAAGTATAATAACGTCTGCTGTTATCTGCATAATGGAAACTTAATCACCCTTCCCGTTCACAAATGGAGAATTGGTAATGTGACTTTTGACGGCACTCCTATTGTTGAATATGACTGTCAGTCTATTACCAATGAAATGAAAAGCAAGGGCTACTTTGTCAATGAGAAGTATGTGAAAGACAGTGATATTGATGTCGTCTTAAGAGGTTACCCGGATGAAATTAAGAACGCTGTGAAGAAGCAGGAACAATATGCGCAGCTCGATCCTAAGTATACGTTTGTGTTACAGGGGCCGAAAGAAGGATGGATGAGATATGCCATTCCTTTTATTGCTTCCTGTCTTCCTGCGTTGGCCAAGAAAGAGCTTATTTCGGCCTA